CAGCTGGCCAACTATCCAGGGAAGTTTAGCGCCGGTTACGCTCACTGAAAACACCACTTTCACAGTTAACGATACGCCTATCAACATTGCTGTGTCACCAAACAACACTGTGACTGCTGTGGTATCTTCAATCAATGCTGCAAACATCCCTGGTGTAACAGCAGCCGTGGTTGATGGACGTTTGACTATCTATGCTGACAGTCAGGCCACCAGTGATGGATCAACAGCTAATGGTGGTATTGTTACTGTATTCAATGTAGTAGGCAACCCACTTGGTGATCTTGGTATTACCCCAAGATCATATTATGCACCAGCACTGCAACAGAGTCCTAATTATCAAGTACCACGTTGGCGCGATACTGACGCAGAGCCCAAGGCTACTGGGTCTGTTTGGAACAAAACAACTTCTGCCAACCTAGGTGCAAATCTTGTAGTAAAAAGATACGACAGTATACTAGGTGCTTTTGTACAGCAGAGCTGCCCAATCTATGCCAGCGATCAAGCTGCCAACAAAGCATTGGATCCAGCAGGCGGGGGGCAGAATATTCCTGCCAATACAACCTATGCAGTAACCAATGTTGAACAGGATGACACATTCACTCTTGAACTGCTTAAACGTCTGGCCACTGGGCCTACGAATGCCACTGGCAACGAGATTGATCCTGTGTTTATCAATGGCACTAGTTTTACACTAAGAGCTAGCACTGCAAATAGTGACACGCTGACCAACGCTGTGACTGTGACAATTCAAGGATCAACACCTGCTGCATTTGTAACCGCCGTAAGCGCAGCCAATGTGCCCAATGTTTCAGCTTCTGTGAACGCCAATGGCCAGATTGTGTTTACTCATTCACTAGGTGGCGTGATTCAAGTGGAAGATAATTCAGGTACGCCTTTGCTTACTGCTGGTATTGATCAGGCAATCAATGCAAGACAAAATCCTGATGGATCATATACTCTGAGCAACTGGGTTGAATTTGATTACACAGCCAGCAGCAATGCTCCTGATCAAGATCCGGCCAATGGACGTCTATGGTATTATTCAGCCGTGGATCAAGTTGACATCATGATAAATGGTGATAGTGGCTGGTCCGGATATCAGAATGTTACCAACGATGTGCGTGGATACAATTTGAGTTTGACCAATGCCACTGGTCCGCAGTTTGCTACCAGCGCACCTACTACACAAAACGACGTAGCTCAAAGTCCGTTGGTTTATGGAGATCTTTGGATTGACACCAGCGATCTTGAAAACTATCCACAACTTTATCGTTGGGAAAACGCCGACGGCGAAGATCAATGGGTAAAAATCATCAACGCTGATCAAACCACTGAAAACGGTGTGTTGTTTGCTGATGCACGCTGGGCAACCAGCGGATCAGTAGATCCAATCACAGATACTATCCCCAGCATTGTGAGCCTATTGACTTCGGATTATCTGGATCTTGACGCTCCAGATCCTGATCTGTATCCCACAGGCATCCTGTTGTTCAACACACGTCGTTCGGGTTTCAATGTAAAGAGATTTGCTGTGAATTATTTTAATGCCACAGATTTCCCTGATCAAACATTACCAGCACAAAAGAATGCATGGGTTTCTGCTAGTGGACTCAAGAACGACGGCAGCGCATACATGGGCCGTCAGGCACAGCGTTCGTTGATAGTAGAAGCTCTGAAGTCTGGTATTGACTCAAACACTCAGCTGCGTGAAGAACAGTTAGTATACCAATTGATAGCAACTCCGCAGTATCCGGAGCTGGCTGTAAACATGGTGGCCTTGAACAATGAACGCAACAACACAGGATTCGTGTTGCTTGATACTCCATTGCGTTTGAGCCCAGAAGGCACTGGTATTACTGATTGGGTAACAGACAACAACGGTGAAGGCCTACCAACTGGTGACGGACTCAACACTGCTAATCAGTACATGGCCACATTCTATCCAAGTTGCCAGACCACCGATCTAAGTGGCAATCCAATTGTACAGCCTGCAACACACATGATGCTGCGCACATTTATCCGCAACGACGAAGTGGCTTTCCCTTGGTTGGCTCCAGCGGGCACACGTCGTGGTATAGTAGACAACGCTGCTCAAATTGGCTATATTAATGCCTTGACCGGCGAATTTGAACAACTAGGCGTGCGCCAAGGACTGCGTGATGTGCTGTATGAAAACGCAATTAACCCAATTACCTTTATTCCTGGTGTGGGTATCACTAACTTTGGTAACAAGACCGCTACCAGCATTAGCTCAGCACTAAATCGTATCAATGTAGCTCGTTTGGTTGCATTTATACGTGGACGTCTAGAGCAGATTGGCAAGCAGTTCTTGTTTGAACCAAATGATCAAATCACACGTGACGAAATCAAGAACAGTTGCGAGAGTCTAATGATTGATCTTGTGGCCAAGCGTGGTGTGTATGATTATCTAGTGGTGTGTGATCTAAGCAACAACACACCTGCCACTATTGATCGTAACGAACTTTATGTAGATATTGCAATTGAGCCTGTCAAGGCAGTTGAATTTATCTACATTCCGCTGCGAATCAAGAACACTGGTGAAATCAGTGCTGGACAGACAGCATCAGCACAGGCTATCTAATACAATATGGACATGATTTTCCAGGATTGTTGTGCCATAAATACTGTATATAGGAGATAAACATGGCCGTATCATCACTAACAAGAATGACAGTGCCACTGGCCAGCGATCAAAGCTCATCGACCCAGGGCCTGTTGATGCCCAAACTCAAGTATCGCTTTAGAGTGATATTTGAAGGTTTGGGTGTGAGCACACCGCGCACTGAACTAACCAAACAGGTTATAGATTTTGCTAGACCAGAAGTGACTTTTGAAGAGATTCTAGTTCCAATTTATAACAGCACACTGAAGTTGGCCGGCAAACACAGCTGGGGCGATATCACAGTCAACCTACGCGACGATGCTGGTGGCAACGTGCAGAAACGTGTGGGTGAGCAGTTACAGAAGCAACTAGATTTCATGGAACAGGCTTCTGCAGCAGCAGGTATTGACTACAAATTTACCACCCGTTGTGAAGTACTAGACGGCGGTAATGGTACGTCAACACCAGTGGTGCTTGAGACCTGGGAGATCTATGGTTGCTATCTAAAAGGTGTCAACTACAACGATCTGAACTATGGAACAAGTGAAGCAGTGACAATCACAATGACCATGGCATTTGACAACGCATTGCAAACGCCAATTGGTTCTGGTGTTGGTGCCTCAATTGGTCGCACTGTGGGTGACGTGATCACAGGTTCATTAACAGGCGCTCCAGCAGCGTAATCTAATGCCATCTTGGGGACAAGATTTCCTTCAAGGATTCTTTGGTGTTGATTCCTTAAGAGACTATAAACACGCCAGCAAAGTATTCCGGACTAACGGATACGAGCTGGCTCCTCGTTTTAAATTCCTTTATCATGTGAGCTTCACTGTAAATAAGGTAAACATTCCACAGATATTTGATGACAACGGTGCCTTCAACGGCACTGATATTAATAATCTTGGTTTGACTGTGAAAAATGTGCAATTGCCACAGTATGAACTTGCTGTAAACACTCTGAATCAATACAATCGCAAGAGACTGGTTCAAACCAAAATCAACTACCAACCTGTGCAAATAGTTTTTCACGACGATGGCGGTGATCTTGTGCGCAACATGTGGTACAACTATTTTAGTTACTACTACAAAGATCCAAGCCAGGCCTATAATGGCGGCGCAGGTACATCTGGAACCAATGGCAACGCAAATAATATCTCTGCTGGCTTTGACTACAATGGTCGCGACATCTATCAGAACACACGCAATGGCAACGACTGGGGATTCATTGGTGAAAGTTATCAAAATCCTGCAGCCTATAGTAATGGAACAGATGCCAGCGGCAAGCCTCCGTTTTTTCAAGACATTAGAATCTTTGGATTGAACCAGCACAAGTTTGTAAGCTATGTGTTAATTAATCCTGTGATCACAGCATGGAATCATGATACATTTGACTACAGTGACTCAGGGACAATGCAGCACACTATGACCATTCAATATGAAACAGTGAAGTATTACAGCGGTGCTGTTGGGTCAAGGGCTCCAAAAGGTAGCGACAAACCCACTGACAGTGATGTTAATGTCAAGGGCTTTGCTGATCCATCAAGATATGACACACAACGTAGTCCCTTGGCACGGCCAGGAAGCACTGCATCAGTGCTTGGACAAGGCGGTTTACTAGACACAGGTTTAGGTATCATTAGTGATCTACAGCGTGGAGATACTGCTGGCATCCTTGGTGCAGTACAAAAAGCAGGCACTGCCTACAATACATTTAAGAAAGCAGACATTGGTGGAATCATCAGAGAAGAGGCCACTGGTGCAGCCAAGGATGTGATTAGAGCCGGAGCGCCAGGTGCCACTAGAGCAGTGATTAACAAAAGCGACAGTGTGTTCTTTCCTACACCTCCTAAACGATGACCAGTGTAAATGAAACCAATCTCAAGATTGATCAAACAGTAAGAGTGTTTGATGAATTTTACGGATTTGAACAAAATATTCCTGTGGCACAGTATGATGCTGTGTTTTCTTATATGCGCTCGGTATTTGATACCGATCAAGCTGCTGCAAACTTTACCACCACATTGTTTAGAGCCAGCGGCGAATCTGGCATCAATGTCATGGATTTGCTGCAAGAGATACAACGCTATGGAAAGCCTGAACTGACTTCGGTACTGGCATATTACCTCAACGGTCTACGCAGTTCATCAACGCTACTAGGAGTACAGGCTAGGGTGTTGCCAAACTACTATGTGGCTAGAAATGTGATAGCATGAGACGTTGGGCACAGGGTGTCTATGCAGTAAAAAATTCTAACAAGTATGTGGGCAAGAACAATCCAAGATATCGCTCAGGGTGGGAGTTTGCGTTCATGGCCTTTTGTGACAACAACGACAACATCCTGCAATGGGCCAGTGAAAGCATCAACATACCCTATCTTAATCCCTTGAGTGGTCGCCAAACAATCTACGTACCTGATTTTTTTATAACCTATCGTACTCGTGATAATCAGGTCAAAGCAGAAGTCATAGAGATAAAGCCCAAGAAACAAAGCGTAATTGAAAGCAAGCAGAGTGCTAGAGACCGTGCGGCTGTAGCGGTGAACTATGCCAAATGGGATGCTGCTACCAAATGGTGCAGACGTCAGGGACTTACCTTTAGAGTTATCACTGAAGACGACATGTTTCATAACGGCTCCAAATAGCCCACAACAAGATTTAGGCCGCTAAATATGGCATGAATCGTAAACTTGAATCTTTGTTTGACTTACCTGACCATACTGAGTCCGAACACCCTGATATCCCCCCACCTGCATTACCCGTTACCACTGAAACACTCGCTGCTATTGACAAAATAGAAGCTGCACTGCCTGCTGTTCGAGGACTCGAAGCCAGCGACGGTGAAATGGATGAAATCGCCAGCAAGGCCATGGAAAGCTACAACAATCTTATGGACCTAGGTATGGCAGTAGAAGCACGATTTGCCAGTGAGATATTTGGTGTGGCCAGCAACATGCTGGGACATGCCATCACAGCAAAAACAGCCAAGATGAACAAGAAGCTCAAAATGATTGACCTGCAGATGAAGAAGCTCAAACTAGACCGTGACAGCGGTGCAGACGTACCAGTAGCACAAGGAGAGCTCATTGACCGCAATGAATTGCTGCGCCAGATTATGGCCAATAATCAAAACCAGCAAAAAGAATAAATACTGTATAGGATCATGACATGAAACATTTTAAAGAATATCTAGTAGAAAGCGAAAAAACCTACAATTATCGCATCAAAGTGTGCGGTGAAACACCTCCGGGCTTTTTTAAAGACCTTAAAGATCGTCTTGCACAATTTGAAGTTGTAAAGATGAGCGATGCAAAAAACACACCGGTGTTGCCGTTGCCCACAGACTTCCCCAACTTCAAAAACGAGCGAGTGAGTTTTGTAGATGTGGAGTTTCGTTATCCTGCTGTTGAGCCGCAGATTAAACAGCTGGCACAATTGACAGGACTTGATCCAAATCGGATTGTGATGCATACTGAGGATTACACTGAAAGTATGGGCCAAGAGTACGAAGAGATTGAAAACAACGAAGATCTATTAACCAAAACTGATTACCCAGCACCCAGTCGTGAACAAAAGGCTCTCAGCAAAGATTATGCCGCTGACCCACACGATCATGAGGTGCTGAAAAACTCTTACCGGAGCAAGTTTGCAGTGGCAGGTGGTAAAACACCTCCAGCTGAAACAACCAATGATTTGCCCATGGGCAACAAGAGTGCAATTACTGGCACCAACAGGCTACCCTCTGTAAAATCCAATGCGAGATAACACTATGAACGATAACGACAACGCCAACATGTATGAAATTTTTGAACGCCTGAATCGTGTTCAATCACAGCCTTCAAAAATTGATGAAGCTGCTGCAACAAAAGCTCGCCTTGATGAAAGTGCATTTCAAGCAGCCATTGGTAAAAAGAAATATGGCGATGAAGGCATGAAAGCCTTGCAAAAAGCCGGCCGTGATCATGCCAGCGACAAAACCATGAAGAACATTCGCAACAAGTACGACAAGTATGACGAAGCTCAAGTTAATGAAATCAATTTTGCTGATGTAGTTGCATCACAAAAAGCAAAGCATGGTGGTAAATTGCCAGACAAATATCCTGCTGTTAAACCAACCGCTTCTAATTTAGATGTTGGTACTTCTAAAGCAGCAAAAGTTTATAGTGGTAAACCTCAGCACAAAGATATATTTGGCCACGATACGAAATCTCAAGCGGCTGGTGCCACTGGTCCTCGTGCTAGTATTATGCAAAAAGCATCAAACTGGTTAACAAAAGAAGATGGTGGCACTCCAATGGAAGAATCAAAACCTGACTTTCTTGACCTTGACAAAGACGGCAATAAAAAAGAGCCTATGAAGTCAGCAGCCAAGGATGCTAAGAAACCCAAAAAAGACGTTGAAGAAGGCATGTTTAAAG